TGCTATTGGAATAAACGGGTATGGTATTGATGATGCCTGTCCATTTATTGTTTATAAGAATCCTGTCAATGCAAATAGGATTGTTGTAAAAATTCAAACAAACGTAGGATCAGTTGATCTTGGCAGCATGAGAACTTCAGGGGATTTAGTAATTGAAGATCCTCTCTTTGCATACTCAAACGCATCAGTTCCACAAAGATTTAAAATACAAGTACTAAAGGGAAGCTCTTGGGTAGATGCAATTGAGTTTAGTGAAAACTCTTTAAGACTAGATGATTCTCCAATAATTCCCAAAGATGGTCACTTAGAAATTTTTTATGGAATAAAAGTCCCAGTAGAATTTGCTACAACATTTACTTATCTTGGAAGAACAACTATATCCCTGCTCCCCAACCAGGGAGCTCTTGTGGGGTATGCCTATATTGTTGATGATGACTCAAACCCACAAGGTGTTTTAAAAATATGGAATGGTTCAGAATGGACTACCTTTAGTGTTAGTTATGGATGGTCTTTGTATGAAGAAACTATCGTTAAGACTAATGGAACAGTAACAGAGCCATCAGATCCAATCTACTACACAGTAAATGGAGAGAATTTTTTTACAGAGTTTGAACAAATAAAGGGGATTAGAGTAGTTGTAAAAACAATGAACTCTTCAGATTCTTCATTAGATGTTATAGAAATATCTCCTAGACTAGTGGTAGACCTTTCAAATTATACAGAGTCCTTTGATATAACAAAATCTATTGCAAATCAAAGCATGGGCCTTCCTGTAGGATCTCTTTCAGTTTCAAATGGAACAATTAGCATTGCAAACTTTAATAACATTTTTACAGAAGCTAATGTCTTTAATGGTTTGACAGGAAGCCTTGTATCTGAATACGCAAGACAAAATACTAAATTTGTTATATACGAAACAATCCTAAATGTAAGCGGGTACGATAAGTATGTTCCCATTAAAACTTTTTATGCAGAAGAATTTCCAAGACCATCTGGGGGGGACTCAACAATATCTATTCCCCTAAGAGATTTGTTTTTCAGATTAGAAACAACAAATGCTCCAAGTGTTCTTACCCAAGAAACTACTTTAACCTATGCCATATCTACAATGCTAGACTATATAGGATTTAGTAATTACTCTTTTAGAAATATTACATCAGCAAACGATCCCATCCTTCCGTTCTTTTTTGTAGAACCAAATGTAAGCGTTGCAGAGATTTTACAAAGACTAGCTGTTGCTACACAAACTGCAATGTTTTTTGATGAATACAACAATTTCATTGTTATGTCAAAAGAGTTTCTATTTCCAGATGCTACGGATAGAGAAACGGACATGGTTCTTTTGGGTAACGATGACACGATTGCAAACATTGAATCAATCTCAGATAATCAAACAAGAATTATCAATAGTGGACAAATCATGTACACCATTAGATATATTCAAAGAGAAGTTTCTAGCCTGTCCTCAATGTTGAAACTTGATTCGGAAAGATTTTATAAGTATAAGCCAGTTCTTTTGTGGGAGGTTGCGGCAACTGATGAAACAAAGACTATCAATGAAGCTAACAAAGTATCAAGTGGCTACTCCCTAGGGGCTATGGCATTAAACAACGCAATTAGTGGAACTGCTCCCCAGGTTGTTAATCGTGAAGTGGTTAACAACGTTATTGATTTTGGAGAAAGCATTTACTGGCTTCCAAGATTTCAAGGGTACTTGTATGCCAATGGAGAAATTATTAGATTTGATGCTGTTGAATACTCTGTTCCATCCTCTTCTGAGCCAGTGGTTTGGATATCAAGCAACCAAGAGTACCAAAAGTATTTTGGGAGCCTAGCTTTTAATGGGAAGATGTTTCCAACGGGAAGAGTAAGAATATACTCTGAGCCATACTATGAAAACGTAAATGAGTCTGCAATATTAAAAAATGGAGATGTAAGGGTTCATGGAAGAAACCAGTTTGGAACAGAAATAACTTCTCATTCCGCAGGTCTTAATCCTTATTGGTCAGACAACAGCAATACCTATGGTTTAAAAATGTATTCAGATCTTATTTTTTCTAACAAGCCTACAGAAAGCATCGTTAATCCAGAAATAGGAACTACACAGAGAGTTGAGTTAGCAGAGATAAATACTGTTGCCAGGAAATCTAAAAGAAATGGAATAATAAAAAACTTTATGTCTTCAAAAGTTTTTGCAGATGGAGAAGTAAATAATCTTTTAGTAACAGACTCTGGGGCAATTCAATCTTCTGCACTTGTTGTCACTGGTCCAGCATCAGACCCAATTATCTCTAGCCCTAGAGATCTTGTTTCTTATGTTTACAAAGACCTATCGAATAACTTTTCTTTTAGAAGTTTTGGAACTAGAATGAGGATTATTGGAAAAGTTGATAGAAACTCTGGACAGATTTCAAATGGATCAAGTAACTATTTTTCCCTACAATCACCAAGCAATCCTAGCTCATTTGGTGTCAATGCAAGTTCTGGAGGAATGGGTATTATGGTAGACCCAACCAATGGCAGCGGGTATTACTTTGAGATTGCATCACTAAATGAAACAAACATAGACAGCTACATTCAAGCAGATGACTCTGAAGAAATAAACTCAACACTACACAATATAATATTTTACAAAGTAAACAAGAATGTAAAGGTTGGAGACACTGTTAACTCTCCAGCCACTCCCATAAAACTTTGGGGAGGCTTATCAAATATCCTTGTTGACTCTGGACTATTTGTTGGTCAAGATAGGATTGCCACTACTGAAGAATCTACAGTTTATGACTTATCAGTTGAATATGAATCTTTAAGTGGAGGAGCAATAAGATTTTATTTATATATAAATAATATACTTATTCAAATAGTTAATGATGCAAGCCCATTGCCTATCAACACAGCCATGGCTCTATTTGTTAGAGGAAGCTCTCATTGTATGTTTGAGAACATGTACGCCATGGATGATCTTGTTGCTAAAAATACAAATAGTCAAATATCTCAAACCAACAATGTTTTTGATGACAATGGAATATCTACTAGCGAATTTCTTAGAAAATACGCCATCTCTGGAATGGTTCAGTCAACATACCTAACAGGAATTAGTCCAGACACAAATACTCAATACAAAGTTTATTTTGAAGAGTTTGGAACAATCATGAGAGAGTGTGCTCATTTTAATATTAAATATGATTTAGCCTACCCCTCTTTTTATTCAAAAATTGCTAAAACATTTTCTAACGATAGAGGATACACAGTTTCTAAATTTTACGGAGGGGCTTATGAATCAGAATTTTTGGTATTTAATTCATCAGACAAGGCCATTGTGTTAGACGAAACTACGGGAAATTATTTAAGGATCTTGGGAATAACTTTTACTCAAAATACAACACAGGTTCTATCTGTAGATAAATACTTTAACAAACTTTCTAACTTTTCAGACCCATCTTACCAAGGAAATGAAATTACCTCTCCAAACATTAGTCTAGAAAAATATAATAAAATTAAAGCAAGTAGGTCTAGGTACGGGCTAAAAGAATTTAGTTTAGAGTCTATGTATATTCAATCAGAGGATGAAGCAAATAGTTTAATGGGGTGGTTGATAGAAAAGACAATGGAGCCTAGAAGAGAAATAGTTATCAATACTTTTCCAATGCCCCATTTACAGCTCGGAGATATTGTTACAATAGACTATATGATGCCAGGTGAAATAGAATATGTTGATCCAGAGACTAGATTTATTGTTCAGGATATATCATATTCAAGATCCTTGGATGGCCCAGGCCAATCAATTAAGGTGGTTGAAATAATATGACAAATGCAATAAAGATTCCATCAAGAGATATTGTAAACATAAGCTCTCAATCTGTGAGCGTAGCAGAAATAGAACAATTTCTTTTTCAAGATATTGGGGGAACAAGTTTAATAAACCTTGTTAGGCAAGACACCATTTCTGGAATAAACGTGTCATACTCTACAATATCAAATTTAAAAAAGATAGTAATTGACTTTGACCCATCACTTATCCTTATAAATAAAGCATCTTATAAATCCATCTTTGATCAGTTTTCAATTAAATTGGTTAGCAAGATACCCCAAGATAAATTTTATTCAAGCAATGAACTACTTCCACCAAGCAACCTTTTGACAAACGTTTATTTTGATGGAGATAACCTTGTAATTGAATTTGAAAATATAAAAGAAACAGAATTTGTTGAACTACAAATTGAAACAGATGGTAAAATTAATAGTGTGAGGGAAAATGATTACTAATAAGGGAAACAATATCATAACTAAATATCTTTTGGGGCAATCTCCTGAGTATGCAGCTTATATTTCAGTAGGAGTTGGAGCCACTCCCTTAGATTTAGATGAGACAGATCAGTCATCCCCTACAAAACAATCAATGGATTTCGAGGCTTTTAGAATTCCAGTTACTTCTCGTGGACTAGTTAGTGATAACATTGTCATTGACATAGATTCTTGGCAACAAACTAATGGCGTAGTTACACTTAATTTAGCTGGACCCCACGGTATGAAATTAGGGGACTCAGTAAATGTAAATTTTAATCTCTCTAATACTGCAAATAATATTAGGGAAGGGCTTTATGTTGTTGAAAATACAACATCAAATCAAATAACCTATTCTCAAACATTTGCTTCTGCATCGGCTACCCCAGCAAGCTGGAGTGCCAGTGCTTCTGACACAGCAACAGCATCATACGATAGAGAAAGAATTGTCTTTAAAGGTCAGTTACCATCGGATCAAAGGTATCAAATGACTGAAATTGCGCTATACCCAGCCTCAAACAATAGCTTGGCCCTCAACTACGATAGTAGAATCCTTTCTGGTTTTTTAACAACAGAGGGATGGGTTTATAAAAATGTTTCTGCATCATTAGTAGAAAGTGATAACGCAATAAGTCTTGTAACAGATAGCATTGCAGACACATCTGGAAACGTTAGCTCTGCAACATTCCTAGATCCAATAACGGGTTCTGCTGCTTACGCATTGTTTATTAACTCAAATAATGAGGCTTTTACTTTTTATGAAAGAAAGAATAGATATGAAAGCTCCAGGCTTTATGATAGATGCTTAGTTGTTCCAGGAAATATGACAACTTTTTCTAACGACTTAATGGAGTTTTCGGGATTACAAAAACATATTTCTACTACCTCATTAAGATTGAATGCTAGCAAAAACTCTCCAGACGATTATATAAAGTTTGCATTGAGCGTATTGTCTAAAGACATAGATGCAAGTGGACCACCTACAAAAACTAGATTAAGATTTGATTTTCTTGACAGCATAAGTGGTGAGGTTGCAACAGTAACAGAGCTGCTAACCTCTGGCGAACTATCTGCATCAAGATATGTTGTTATTTCAAAACAAATTAAAGACTTTAGCACAGGAGCAGATTTTAGTTGGGCTCGTGTTGACGGATTAAAAATTTATGCTCAAACACTAAACAGTGCCTCCAACTACGACGGATCTTATATAGCTTTTGACGGAATAAGATTAGACAATGAAAACACAGAAAATCCATTGTATGCCATGGTTGCTTATTCAAGATTAAAAAATTCTTATGACGATGGTCAACCAATTGAAAAAACAGAAAACTCTCAGGGGTATATAGAATATAGGTTTGGGGTGAACATTGTCTAATGACTAGGGTGGTTATTGCAAAATCTGATTTGCCAGACCTTTCTACAGACTTAACCAACAAACTAAGATATAGGGTTTTAAATAGAAACAAAAACTTATACTCTGATTGGTCAGTAATTGGTGAGGTTAAGAGGGCACTAGAACAAATAGATTTCTCTTCTGCTTCAGCATCTTATAATGTTTATTCAGAAGGAAATAATAGGATAGATGCTTTTTG